GGTACAAGTGTAACAATTTTAGGAAGTGTTGCGAATGTCAATTTATTACCTCCAACCGCAATAGATGGGTCTGGGTATTTAATTGAAGGCAATCTTTATGTGTTTGCCAGTAATGTAGTTACAAATGTTGGTCGCATTGAAGGTCCACCTGGCGCAACTGGCGTAATAGGATTAACAGGAAATACTGGAGCAACCGGTATTCAGGGCGCAACCGGCGTAATAGGATTAACTGGTAATGTAGGTTTAACGGGATCAACCGGCGCAACCGGATTAACAGGAAATACTGGATCAACAGGGGTAATAGGGTTAACCGGTAATGTAGGTTTAACTGGCTCAACCGGTATTACTGGTAATACTGGAGCAACCGGAGTTCAAGGTGCAACAGGCATACAAGGTGCGACTGGATTAACCGGTAATACTGGAGCAACCGGAGTTCAAGGTACAACGGGTTCGATTGGTTTGACTGGTGCAACCGGCATACAAGGTGCAACTGGGGTAATAGGATTAACCGGTAATACTGGAGCAACCGGAGTTCAAGGTGCAACGGGTTCGATTGGTTTGACTGGTAATGTAGGTTTAACAGGATCAACTGGTGCAACGGGTGTATCTGGTCTATACATAGTTTCTGCAAACGTAAGTACCGCAAATTTGGTTATTACATTAAATGATTCTAATACAATTAATGCAGGATACATATTAGGTCCAACAGGTGCGACCGGTGTAACAGGACTAACCGGTAACATTGGCTCAACCGGTGCGACAGGCATACAAGGTGCAACGGGTATTGGTTCGATTGGCGCAACAGGTATTCGCGGAGCAACGGGAGCAACGGGTGTAACTGGTAATGTTGGCTCAACCGGCGTACAAGGTGCAACGGGGTTATATGTAGTTTCCGCTAATGTAAGTAATGCAAATTTAATAATTACTTTAAATGACGCAAATGCAATTAATGCGGGATATGTATTTGGTCCAACGGGTGCAACCGGATTTACCGGTAATACCGGAGCAACCGGTTTTATTGGTGCATCTGGACTAATTGGATTAACCGGGAATACTGGGGCAACTGGTTCAACCGGTGCAACGGGGCCTGCTGGAACAAGTGTAACTATACTAGCTTCATTACCAGACTCATCTTCTTTCCCTGTAAGCGGCAATGTCAATGGGGATGGATATTTAATTACCGGAAATCTTTGGGTATATTCTGGAAATACATTTACAAATGTTGGTACCATTCAAGGACCTAGTGGAGCAACGGGCGCAACCGGAGTACAAGGGGCGACCGGATTAACAGGTAATGTTGGCTCAACCGGCGTACAAGGTGCAACAGGCGCAGATTCTACAGTACCAGGAGCAACTGGTTCAACAGGAGCGACCGGAGCTACGGGATTAGGAGCAACCGGTGCAACAGGCGTAATAGGTGCAACCGGATTGTACATAGTTTCTGCTAATGTAAGTGGCGCAAATTTACAAATTACACTTAATAATTCTAATGTTATTTTAGCGGGATCGATATTAGGCCCAACCGGTGCAACTGGAGTAGGAGCAACTGGAGCAACTGGTACAATTGGTTCAACTGGTGCAACAGGTCCTGCTGGAGGATTTTCAACTGGATCAAACGGTCAAGTAAATTCTTTAGGTGTAGGTACAACCGCATCAGGTACAGCGGGTGAAATTCGAGCAACGAATAATATAACTGCATATTATTCGGATGATAGATTAAAAACTAAATTAGGTCCTATTACCGACGCATTAGATAAAATTAAACAATTATCTGGATTTTATTATCAGGCAAATGAAATTGCGCAGGCATTGGGATATGAAGTTAAACAAGAGGTGGGTGTATCCGCACAGGAAGTACAAAAAGTACAACCAGAAGTAGTTGCCCCTGCGCCAATTGATGAAAAATATTTAACTGTTAGATATGAAAGATTGATACCTCTAATTATTGAAGCAATTAAAGAATTAGACGTAAAAGTCAATGAGCTAAAGGATAAGTAATGGCTTTATTGAATTCGGGTGCAATTAGTCTCGGTGGAAATATATCAGGTCTTTCAGTTAATCTTGAATTATTTAAAGCAGCCAACGCTACAATAAGTATAAATGATATAGATGCTAGAGACTTAGCAGATATTCCATCCGGTACAATTTCATTGAGCGATTTCTATGGTAAGTCTTATTATGCATTTGGGCAAGAAGAATTTACTACTCCCGGTACATACACTTGGGTATGCCCGTCTGACGTAACATCCATTTCTGTTTTATGTATTGGTGGAGGTGGAGGCGGTAGTGCCGGAACGAATCTTATTGGCGTAGGAGGCGGTGGTGGCGGCGGTGCGCTAGCTTATAGAAATGCGGTTGCGGTTATTCCTAATCAAAGTTATAATATTGTTGTCGGCGCAGGAGGTACTGGTCAAATAACAATTAGCGGAACAACTACTCAAGAAGCAGGAAGTGGCGGTGGATCTAGCGCATTCTCCTGTGTCGGCGGTGGAGGACAATCCGGAGGAAAATCGTCGGCAAATGCAACCATTAGTATTGGCTCATCTGCACTAGGAGACGGTGGCACTCTTGGGGGAGTATATAGCGGAGGTTCAATTGGTGGAGCTGGTGGAAGTATAGATACTTCTTCTGTAGGTTTTCGAGCACCAGGCGGCGGTGGCGCAGCTGGCTATACCGGAATAGGAGGAGCGGGCGCTCGAGGTGCAAGACCAACAGGATCTCCTGCATCGTCCGCCGGCTTTGCGGGCACTGCGGGATTAGGAGGCGGTGCAGGTGGAGGTGGTTCTGGATATATAAGCGATACCATACGAGAAGCAACCGGCGGCAACGGTGGTGGCGTAGGAGTGTATGGTTCGGGGCCAAACGGTGCTGGAGGAATAGGCGGATCCTCGACAATAACACGCGGTAATGGTGGAGATGGTTCATTTGGTTCATTTGGTTACTATGGTGCAGGCGGCGGGGGTGGGGTAGGCGGTTCGACTAGAAATGCGGAAAATGGTATAAATGGTGCAGTAAGAATAATTTGGCCTGGGCAATTACGTTCATTCCCTCTAACACTAACAGATAATGTTTAAAGAATATATTGTAAGTTTACAAAAAAATGTAGATTATACCTCATTTTGGCAGGAGATGGAGTCTCCTACGAATGCCCATCCATTCATTCCTGATAGAAAAATAGATATAGTAAATAATAGAGATGGTAGCACAAGAAGTTGCCATTATTCGTTAACAGATGAAGAAGCAAATATATTAAAAAATGATTCTAGAGTATATTCCGTAGAAATTCCACCTGAACAACGAGACGATATAAAAATTGGATTTCGTGGTGCACAGGTTGGAGATTTTACTAAGCCATCGACATCAACCGGTGCATATAAAAATTGGGGATTGCGTAGAATAAACAGCGCAACCAATCTTTATGGTACGGGTACAACTACCGATAATGTTTACAAATATTTACTAGATGGCACAGGAGTAGATGTTGTTATACAGGATAGCGGCATTGAACTGAACCATCCGGAATTTAAAGACAATTTTGGTTCTTCTCGAATACAACAGATAAATTGGTATACTGCCAGCGGCTTGGGCGGTACACAGAACGCAAATCATTATAGAGATTATGATGGGCACGGGACGCATGTTGCCGGTATAGCAACGGGTAAAACTTTTGGCTGGGCAAAAAATGCAAAAATATATTCTTTGAAGGTAAGCGGTCTTGAAGGTGCTGGCGATTCTGGTACTGGGATATCAATTACGGATTGCTTTGACGTAATTAAACTTTGGCATAGAAATAAACCAATTGATTCATCTACGGGATTTAAGCGACCAACAATTGTTAATATGAGCTGGGGATATAGTTTAACCTATTCATCTGTATCTTCTGTTTTATATAGAGGAGTTACTTACAATGATGCCAATACTACAGGTAATGCAGCATATCGTTGGACAAATTTTGGCTTAGTAAATTTATCTAGTGGCGGAAATTTTATTACTAATTTTAGATTAGGATCCGTTGATGTTGATATACAGGAAATGATTGATGAAGGCATACATGTCATCATTGCTGCGGGAAATAACTACCACAAAATAGATACTCCGGACGGAGTAGACTATGAGAATTATTTTACTTCTGGTGGATCAGATTATTTCTATCACAGAGGTTCTAGTCCATATGATGACGAAGCGTTTAAGGTTGGTAATATTGATAGTACTGTATTTTCTGCAGTACAAGATCAAAAAGCCCATTCAAGCGAAACCGGTCCAGGTGTTGATGTATGGGCGCCGGGATCAAATATTATAAGTTGCACTAGTAACACTAATTCATTTAGCGGTGTTGCCTATAATTTAGATTCTAGCTTTAAACAAGTTATTTTAAGCGGAACATCAATGGCTGCACCTCAGGTGTGTGGGTTAGGCGCACTTTATTTACAAATAAATCCCGGAGTAAGACCAAATCAACTTAAATCTTGGTTCTTAGGAAAATCGGTAAGCAATACCACCATATATAGTTCTAACATCAACAATGATTATACTAATACTAGATCATTGCTAGGTGGAAATAATAGATTTGTATATAACCCATTTGGTATAGATTCGGATACTCTTGTATCTGGTCCAATGACTTTAGTATCAGGAGCAATTAACTTAACACAATGATATTTGAATTGACTGAAGATAATTTTGTAATGTTTGCAGTAAAACACTATGACAATCCGGGGTGCCTCGGTATGGATGAGTTTTACGACGATTTAAAACGATTTAAATATATTAAACGATTACTTCGTAAACATGATGTGGGCAAGGATCTTAAAGAAAGATTAATACTTAATCATATAATTATACTAGGAAATTTATTTGGTGTTGAGGCAACAACTAAAATGCTATTCTTTAAGTTAGAAGAAAAATTTTGGCCTCAAATAAAAACTTTCCTAGTATTTTTAAACTATATGCCTATAAAAATTATAGTAACAACCGGTGTAGAAATAGTAGATAATGATATACCGTTAGATGAAACCGTATTAGAAACTTTAAAGAAGATTTAAATGGGAAGATTTGTAGATTCAATTATTGCTCTAAGAATACTAAACTTATTAGTTACTCCCTTTGAAAATACCGAGGCATATAAGCGCGGCATTATAGATACTAAAGGCAAAGAACTAAAAAAGATGAGTGAATTAAACACCGTCGAAGATAGAGATGCATATACTTTATTACATAGATTAGTTTATAGATTAAAACGAATTATTGAAAAGGTGCCTATTGATAATAAAAAAATTGTGTCTTTAGCTGCCGCATATTCTTTAATCAAAGAGCATACACAATTAGGTAAAGAGCCCTTAAATCTCGAAGAACAATATATAAGACTCATCGGTGAAGATTTGACAGAAGAAATTGCGGAAGTTGAGAAAATATTAGATGAAAAAAAGATTTTTACTTTTAAACAATTTTCGGAAGAAACTGGTATGGTAGCTCCGGCGAATAATGCAATGGCTACTTCAGGTATTGCTGGATTAGATAAAGATGTACCCGTAAGTAAAAAAGCACAGAAAAAATATACAGCATCCGGTGCTAGTTCTATGTTTAGAAGAAATAAGGCATTATAAATGGCTACAAATAATATACGAGATCTTGACACTGATATACGAGTTTCGGTATTGGAAACTCAAGTTAATTCGTTAACTACAGGTTTTGAGAAAATTGAGAAAAAAATGGAAGATAATTATGTAATTTTACATGAGCGCATCAATGATCTTGGATCGGAGTTTGAACATAAAAACGAAAAGATTATAGAAAAAATTGACGCACATAGTGAAACTAGCGCTAGACATAATCATGAAATTTTGGAAAAAATTGGTAAAATTGAAAAATGGCGTTGGATGATAATGGGCGGAGCAATGGTTGCGGGTTATGTACTTGCTCACATTAAAATGGAAAATTTGTTCTAAAGGCTTGACTTTCTAGTAGTTCTATTATATAATTTAGACTTCGTATAGGAGTCTAAATGTCTTTATTTGTAGATTTAAAGTATTTGAAGTTAATTAGTAATCAACTTCCTCTTTTTAAACAAAAGAGCGATCGTTTATATAATTGCAGATGTATAATCTGCGGTGACTCTGAGGCAAAGAAAAATAAGGCAAGGGGATATTTTTATCCTGCAAAAAATGATTTATTTTATAAATGTCATAACTGCGGTGCATCTATGCACTTTGGTTCATTTTTAAAACAATTCAACGGGTTGCAGTATAATCAATATTCTTTGGAACGATACAACGAAGGCTTACCTAGTAATAAACCGCATCAAAATATTGAAGATAAATTTAAGATGCAAGCTCCGGTATTTGTAAAGCCGGAACAACGCTTATTAGATGGTCTGTTGGATCGATTGGATAAATTACCCGAAGATCATGAGGCGGTTCAATTTTGTTTGACACGCAAAATACCTAGAGGAAAGTTTCATTACTTATATTATATTGATAATATTTCCAATATTGTACAACTTAATACGAAGTATAAAGAACAAATAAAAACAAAAGAACCTAGATTAGTACTTCCTTTTTACAATAAAGATAATCAATTGATTGCAGTAACATGCAGAGCTTTGCGAAATGAAAGTCTCAGATATGTTACTGTGAAAATTATAGAAGATGAATTACTAGCTTTTGGATTAGATAAATTAGATAGAACTAAACCAATTTATGTTGTCGAGGGACCCATTGATAGTTTATTTTTACCTAATTGTATTGCGGTGGGTGGTACTGCATTTACCAAATTGGAAACATTAGATTTACCAAAAGATAAAGTTATTGCTATATTGGACAATCAACCTCGTAATAAAGATGTTTGTAAAATTTTAGATAAGGTGATTGATAAACAATATAAGGTTGTGATCTGGCCTCAATCCTTAGATCAAAAAGATATTAATGATATGGTATTGGCAGGTAAAGATCCACTTGATGTTGTTAAGAAACATATATATCAAGGATTAGAAGCAAAAATTAAATTTACAGAGTGGAAGAGGTGTTAGTATGAAAGTATATATTTCTAATTATCGTAATCATTGGATTTCTCCGTATACAGTACTTGAGAAGATTTTCTTCTGGCGCGAAATTGATTATGATGAACCTATCATTGTAAAACTTTCTGATATACTGCAGCCGATTAGTTTAGTTCTGCAAAAGTTTTTAGACTTTGTTCATCCAAAGACTAATTATGTAAAAATTGATAAATGGGATACTTGGTCTATGGATCATACGTTATCCTATATTATTCTACCTATGTTGAAACAACTAAAGGAAAAGGCAAATGGCTCGCCTCTCGTAGATGATGAGGATGTTCCGGAAGAACTTAAAAGTAGTTCCGCCCCTACTAAGGTAAATGAGTGGGATCCAGATGATAATTACTTTAAACGATGGGAATGGGTTTTAGGCGAAATGATTTTCGCATTTAATTGCAAGATCGATGATTCTTGGCAAGACGAATTTAAATCAGGGGAATTTGATATGATGCATGTTCCTGTTGATAAAGACGGCAACGAAGTTCCTGAGCAAGGTGCAAAATTATATGAATTGAGAGATGGCCCTAACCATACATATAAATGTGATTTTGATGGTATGCGAAAAGTTGAGGAAAGAATGCAAAATGGCTTTAGATTGTTTGGAAAATATTATAATGGATTGTGGGATTAACTATGAGCCTAGATGAAGAAATCGCATTTAATTCCTGGTGGGATGCTAGTAAATATATGCAGGTTGTGGCATCGTCGGAGTCATCGAAGCAAGTAGCAAAGGATGCATGGGAAGCCGCATTAAATTTTGAACAAGCAAAAGCTATAAGGTCAACACGTTGGAATGGAGTAATACAGTGAAAGTAAAATTGATAGGTTACACAAAACCTAATGTAGATGTTGATGTACCTGAGATGAATGACCTGCAGGATTTGATTGCATTTTGTGCAAGAGTAAGTAATCCCGCAAATCAAAATAATACTGAAACAAGCGAAAAGCTTATTAAATATCTAATTAAAAACAAGCATTGGTCACCGTTAGAAATGGTCCATGTTACTCTTGAAATTGAAACAACTCGCGACATTGCACGACAAATGCTTCGCCACAGATCATTTTCTTTTCAGGAATTTAGTCAACGATATGCAGACCCCGTTAAGCACTTAGACTTTGTTATACGTGAAGCTAGATTACAAGATACTAAAAATCGTCAGAATAGTATTGCAACTGATGATGTAGAACTTAATTTGGAATGGGCTCGCCGTCAGCAAAACATTATTGACGTAGTAAAAGACACATATAAATGGGCAATTGATAATGGTATTGCGAAAGAACAAGCTCGGGCAATTCTACCCGAAGGTAACACTGTAAGTAAACTCTATATGGCGGGTACTCTTAGAAGTTGGATTCATTACGTTCAACTTAGATCAGAAAACGGAACGCAACAGGAACATGTGGACATAGCCGAAGCCTGTGCTGAAGTTATTTCTACTATCTTCCCAATGGCTAAGGATATGATTTAATAAATAACAGACTCCCTACTTTTTATTCTATCATATGTGGATTCTAAAATTCCTTCCAGATTCTTTATTAATACTATTAACCCATGCAATAACTGCAATTGGAGCAATAGCATTATTGGTTGGATTCTTTTTAGCATTCATTCCCATTATTAGTAGATATGGTAAGATATTAAAGATTGCAGGTACCGCGGTTCTTCTAATAGGCATATATTTCGAAGGCGGATTGAGTACCGAAATGGAATGGCGCAAACGAGTCGCAGAAATGCAAGAAAAGGTTAGACTTGCAGAACAAAAAAGCGTCATTGTAAATACTAAAATACAAACTAAAATTGTAGAAAAGATTAAGGTCATTAAAGAACGAGGCGAAGAGCATATTAAATACATCGATAGAGAGATAGTAAAATATGACGATAAATGCGTAATACCAAAAGAATTTATTCAATTATTAAATGATGCCTCTAAGAAACCAGTAGATACTCCTGAAAATACTGCAGGAGAAGGTAATGAATAAGCTACTACTATCTTTATTATTTTTGACAGGGTGTTCTACTACTGTCCCAGTTGTAATGAAATTTCCTAACGCACCAGTAATTTTAACTGAACCATGCGCGGAATTGATCAAACTAAATGATGATGCAAAACTTAGCGACGTTGCAAAAACAGTATCGGGTAACTATAATCTGTATCATGAATGTTCCATAAAAGTGGACGGGTGGATTGAATGGCATAAGTCACAAAAAGAAATATTTGAATCTGTAAAGTAAGTAAACAAAAATAAAAATTGGAGTTATACATGGCAGAAAATGTCGTACATGGGATTAATGTCGATTATTCTAAGGATGCCCTTTTCGATGAATTGGGTATCAAAAGATTAAAAGAATCGTATATGAAAGATGATGAAATTTCACCTCAGGAAAGGTTCGCATATGTATCAAGCACTTTTGGATCTAATGCTGAACATTCTCAGCGTCTCTATGATTATTGTTCTAAGCATTGGCTTAGTTTGTCTACTCCTATTCTCTCTTTTGGTCGTAGTAAGCGCGGCTTGCCTATTAGTTGTTTTCTACCCTATTTGGATGATTCAGCAGAAGGTCTTGTCAACACATTATCAGAAGTAAATTGGCTCAGTATGTTGGGTGGAGGAGTTGGAATTGGTCTTGGTATTCGGTCTGCCGATGATAAGTCTGTTGGTATTATGCCGCACCTTCGCACATATGACGCATCATCTTTAGCTTATCGTCAAGGTAGGACTCGCCGTGGTAGTTATGCCGCCTACCTTGATATTAGCCACCCCGATATTATAGCTTTTCTTGAAATGAGAAAACCTACCGGTGATCCTAATATGAGAACACAAAATTTACACCATGGTATTAATATCACCGATGACTTTATGCACATACTAGAAAATAGTATGAAGGATAAAGATGCAAATGATGATTGGGAACTTAAAGATCCTGCATCTAAAGAAGTTCGAGAAGTAGTTTCGGCTAAGGAATTATGGCAGCGTATTTTAGAAATGCGTATGATGACAGGTGAACCTTATCTCCACTTCATTGATACTAGCAATAGGCACATGCCCGAATCTCAGAAGAAATTGGGATTGAGTATTAAGCAATCTAATTTGTGCAGTGAAATTATTTTACCTACTGATAAGCAACGAACTGCTGTTTGCTGTTTGTCCTCATTAAATTTAGAATATTATGATCAATGGAAAAATGATAAGATATTCCTTCGAGATGTTGCAGAAATGCTTGATAACGTTCTTCAATATTTTATCGATAACGCACCCAATGCAATTAAACGAGCAAAGTATTCCGCAATGCGAGAAAGATCAATCGGCATCGGTGCACTAGGATGGCATGCGTTTTTACAGAAAAATAATATCCCATGGGAATCATCCATGGCAGTTGGTAGAAACAAGCAAATCTTTAAAAATATTCGGACTAAATTAGATGCAGCTAATCTTGAATTGGGTAAAGAACGAGGTGAAGCTCCTGATGCAACTGGCACAGGTCAACGCTTTTCGCATCTTATGGCTATTGCACCTAATGCTTCTTCTTCTATTATTATGGGAAACACGTCTCCTAGCGTAGAACCATATAGAGCAAATGCATATAGACAAGATACACTCTCAGGATCAATGCTTAATAAGAATAAATTTTTAGATGCAATTGTTAGAAAAGAAGCAGAGACTCGTAAAGATGGCTGGTATGAAGAAGTTTGGTCTAGCATTATTGCAAATGATGGATCGGTTCAGCATTTAGATTGGTTGGATGAGTGGAACAAAGATGTGTTTAAAACATCAATGGAAATAGATCAAAGATGGTTAATAGAACATGCTAGTGACAGACAAGTATATATAGATCAGGCACAGTCTATTAATCTATTCTTTAGACCAGACGCAAATATATTATATCTACATGCTGTACATTTTATGGCATGGAAAATGGGTCTAAAGACTTTATATTATTGCCGCTCAGAGAAGATAGGTAAAGCGGACAAAGTATCTAAGCGCATAGAGCGAGATGTAATTAAAGAGTTGGATATGAAAGCAATTCTCGACGGTGATACTTGTTTAGCATGCGAATAGATTAATATGGGCAAGATTGCGATATTCCTACATCATCCTAAATGCTCAGTTCAGTCTAGTAATGGTATTATAAATGCGTTATCTAAAGAATATACATTTAAAATATTTACAAAGCATGAAGTGGAACCTGGGTTTTTAGATGATGTGGATATTGTATGTTTTCCCGGAGGGATAGGAGATGCAGATAGCTTCGATAGTTTATTTAAGTTTAATCGCGATGCTATTCGTAAGTTTATTTCTCGCGGAGGAAGATATTTGGGAATCTGTATGGGTGCTTATTGGAGCGGCCCTGATTATTTTGATCTTGTCGGGAACATAAATGTAGTACAATATATAAGGCGACATAATACATGTACACGGCGACCGCATGCAAAACAAATGCCGGTAACATGGAAAGGTGAATCTCACAATATGTTCTTTTATGATGGGTGTACGTTTACCGGTAGTAATTACGAAACCGTCGCAACATATCCAAATGGAGACCCAATGGCAATTATAAAAAATCGAATAGGATTAATAGGGTGCCATCCTGAAGCATCCAAGCATTGGTATGATTCTTATAGTTGGATGCAGAAGCGTTGGGAAAAAACAACAAATGAGCAATTGTTACTAGATTTCGTTAACGAATTAATGAAAAGATAAAATGATAACAATTACAGATTCCGCAGTATCAAAAATTAAAGCAATCATTGCAGAGGATAATGAAGATGCGATGCTTCGTATTTTTGTTGAGGGTGGTGGTTGTTCAGGATTTAAATATGGGTTCTCTTTAGAAAATGTACTTCAGGAAGATGATTTAAGTTTTGAAAAAGATGGAATAAGTATTATAGTGGATGCAATATCTATGCAATATCTGCAAGAAGCAGAAGTCGATTACAAACAAACATTAACGTCCGCAGAATTTATAATTAAAAATCCTAATGCAAAGGCATCGTGTGGATGCGGTTCAAGTTTTACGATATAAGGGAAGAGATGGCAAAACAAAATAGTAGAATAACTGATGATAGGAACTCATTCAAACCATTTAATTATCCATGGGCGTATGACGCCTGGCTTAAGCACGAGCAAAGCCACTGGCTGCATACTGAAGTACCTATGCTGGAAGATGTAAAAGATTGGAAGAAGAATTTAACAGAATCAGAAAAACAATTTTTAACTAACATTTTTAGATTCTTTACTCAAGGTGATATAGATGTGGCTGGCGGGTATGTAAATAACTATCTACCGCATTTTCCTCAGCCAGAAGTTAGAATGATGTTATTAGGATTTTCTGCAAGAGAAGCATTACATATTGCAGCATATTCTCATTTAATTGAGACTTTAGGTATGCCGGAATCTACATATGGCGAGTTCTTAGAGTATACTGAGATGAGAGAAAAGCACGAATACCTATTGGATCTTTCTTCTAAGAATGGTACAATAGAATCTACTGCTACTCACATTGCAGCATTTTCGGCATTTACAGAAGGCATGCAATTGTTTAGCTCCTTCATTATGTTATTGAATTTTGCCAGACATGGTAAGATGAAAGGCATGGGGCAGATTATAACCTGGTCTATTGTGGATGAAACTCAACATGCAGAGGGCATGGTTAAACTTTTCCGCACATACGTTGAAGAAAACAAGGAAATATGGAACGATGAGCTTAAAGGGAAAATTTACACGATTGCGGAGAAGATGGTTGATCTTGAGGATAAATTTATTTCTCTTGCTTTCAGAACTGGGGCGATCACAGGGTTAAGCGAAGAAGATGTCAAAGAATATATTCGCTACATTGCGGATCGACGTTTAATTAGTCTTGGTCTACGTGGTATTTTTAAACGTAAGAAGAATCCTTTACCTTGGGTTGAGGAAATGATTAATGCGCCGACTCACACTAACTTCTTTGAAAACAGAGCAACCGATTATGCTAAAGGCGCATTAAGCGGAAATTGGAATGAGGTATGGGGTAAAGCTGCATGAAAACATTTAAAGATATTTCAGTAAAAAAATATCCAGACGGCGAATTGATATCTAAAAATTTGCCACCTGCGTATAAATTGGGAAATGCAAAAGAAAATTGTGAGAATTGTGAAGCATATAAAGCGGAAACAAAATATTGCAGTATATGGGATGCAAAGGTGAGACCTAACTATTGGTGCAAAAAATGGATACCGATCGAAAAGTAATAACATTTGTTGAAAAGCGAAGAGCCATATGCAATAGCTGCGAACACCTTACATCTTTCGTAGGAGTTAAATCGTGTCAAGTATGTGGTTGCGCAATTTGGACTAAGATTAGAATTAAAAGTACAAAGTGCCCCAAGGATAAATGGGGCGTTGAAGATTAAATTATTTGAAAAGGAAATATTATGTTAATTGATAAAGGTGTAACTGCTGGCGAAGTAATTACATTTAAGCTTACTTCAGGTGAAGAATTAGTAGCAAAATTAGTGGAGGAAACATCTACTCATTATAAATTGGCTAAACCTATGGTTATCGGTATGGGACAACAAGGGCCAGGCTTAATGCCGTATTTGTTCACAGTGAAACAGGAGAAGGATGTTAAATTGTCTAAGCATGCTGTTACTGTAGCAGAACCTACTGATGAAATTTTTGCTAAGCAATTTCTTAAAACAACTACAGGAATTGCATTAGCATAATTCACAATGCCTAATAAAATTGATTATGCTCATATGAAGGTTGCGGAAACGTATGCTGAATTATCAAATGCGAAAAGATTGCAGGTTGGGTCTATTATAGTAAAAGATGATAAAGTAATTTCTATTGGCTATAACGGCACGCCCTCGGGTTGGGATAACAACTGCGAAAATGAAACTGTGGAACTATATTCAGATTACGAAGGCGCAATACATAGCACTATATTAAAAACTAAACCCGAGGTTATACATGCAGAGATGAATGCTATAGGAAAGTTAGCAAAATCGGTATCCTCGGGTGAAGATGCTACTATGTATGTGACGCATGCTCCTTGTTTTGACTGTGCGAAACTTATACATATTGCAGGTATTAAAAAAGTATTTTATCGCAATGCATATAGAACAACTGATGGCATTGAGTTTTTAACTAAATGTAAAATTGAAGTGGAGCAATTATGAAAGATTTAACAGTAGGATTTACATGCTCATCCTTTGATCTTTTCCACGCAGGTCATGTTGTTATGCTTGAAGAAGCTAAACGACAATGCGATTACCTTATTGTAGGTATTCAAACAGATCCTACAATGGATAGAGATACAAAGAATAAGCCTGTTCAATCTATTATAGAAAGACAGATACAAGTCAAAGCATGTAAATATGTAGATGAGGTTGTTATCTATAATACTGAAAAAGAACTAGAAGATATTCTTATGACTTTACCAATTAATGTTAGAATATTGGGTGAAGAATATAAGGATTTGGAATTTACGGGTAAAGATATTTGTTTAAAACGAAGTATCAAATTCTTTTACAATAAAAGAGATCATTACTTTAGTTCGACTGATCTTCGTAAAAGAGTATTTGAAACAGAAGTTAAGAAAAGGGGGTTAGTATGGCCAGAAAACAGCACCACGAATGCTTCGAATGTGACGCCGTCTTCAAAATAAGTTATGATCTAGATGAAAATTACTATAAAGTAAAAAATTGTCCCTTCTGCGGCACCTCAATGGATGCCGAGGAAGAAGATCGATATGAAGATAACGAGTATGACGAAGACGTGTCCTAAGTGTAATACAACGCACAACAAACCCGGCAAATTTTGTAGCCGGGTTTGTGCCAACTCCCGGCAATGGACATCTGAGCAAAAACAGGTATTCTCACAAAAACAAAAAGAATATATGGCCACGGAAGAGTCCGAAGGTCACAGATATAAAAAATCTATACAAACCACCATGCTACATAAAACGGGGCGCATGGGTTCTGGTTTAGCAACAGAACGGCTTGAAGATGTTATGACTGACCCCGATGATTATTTTTTAGTACCACCTAGACAGGAAATAGATACGTTTGTTGAGGATGGCGATCTTTGGGAGGTCGTAGATGACTACAATAAATACTAATTTAGAATTGGTATTTTTATGTGGATATATGATAATAACCCGTTAATAGATATTCCAGAAACAGCATATGGTTTTGTATACTTGATTACTAATATTACTAACGGTAAAAAATATATAGGAAAAAAATTGTTTTGGTTTCGTAAGACAAAACAAGTTAAAGGTAAAAAGAAACGTATTAAGGTTGAATCGGATTGGAGAGACTATTGGTCCTCATCTGACGAAGTCAAAAAAGATGTAGAACTCTTTGGTGCGGATAAATTTATAAGAGAAATACTGCACATATGCCCCAATAAAGGGCTGTGCAATTATTTAGAAGCGCGCGAACAAATGGATCGTCGAGTTCTTGAATCGGATTTATATTATAATGGCCAAATACAATGCAGAGTTCACAAAACTCACATAAAGAACCTTGCAAAAAATAAATGATATTCGTCTCACTTTTATTGTTAACGGCATTAGCAATCTCAGGCATAGCGGGATATTTTTCAATCGTAGGATTGGCTCATATATTCTCTGCAAATGTACTACCTATAGTTATTATGGGTTGCATACTTGAGGTTGGAAAGCTTGTTACTGCATCGTTTGTATATAGACAATGGAACAAAATTAATATATTGATGAAGACATATTTCGTCATTAGTATTATCATATTATCTATTATTACCTCCTTAGGTATTTTTGGTTATCTATCAAAATCATATACATCTGATTCTGCTGGAATATATGATAGTGAAACACAAATAACAACTACTAAAAATTTAATAGATATAGAACGTAAGCGGTTGGATAATCTATTAGATAGGCAATCTAAAAGAGAAACGTCGAATAAAAAATTAGATGCAGAAATTCAGAATTCACAAAATAGAATTTCTACACTAACTAAGGATTTTGGCGAAATACAAAAAAACAAAAATAAACAGAATGCTGATATTGGCCCTATTCGATATATCTCTGAGCTAGTATATCAGAAAAATGATATGGAAACAATTGATCGAGCAGTTCGTCTTATTATTATGGCATTGATGTTTGTATTTGACCCGTTAGCTATTTTATTAGTTATAGCTGCGAATATGCTTCTACATCAAAGAAAACATAAGATTCGTCCAAAATACTCAAAACATTCAATAGAAATTGACAAAAGCTCGGTATTTAACATAGAAAATAAAGACTTCGGATAATATAAATATTGTGGTAAATTTAAAGGATTAATATGGCTTTAACTAAAATTAAAAGTAGCGGTATAGCTCCTGCTGCAATCACCGCAACTAATATAGCTCCTGCTGCAATCACCGCAAATAATATATCTACAGGTGCAGTAGCTGATTTGTTAATTGCGGGCACATTTACAACGATTGAAGCAAATGGTAGAATTAGCTCTACCGTGTCCTCCGGTGACAAAATACTAGTTGAAGCAAATGGTAGAATTAGTTCGACCGTGTCCTCCGGTGACAAAATACTAGTTGAAGCAAATGGTAGAATTAGTTCGACCGTGTCCTCCGGTGACAAAATACTAGTTGAAGCAAATGGTAGAATTAG